CTTATAAGGGCTCGCATTGGTTCATGCGTTAAAAGAGTCGTAAAAGAAATCAGACTCCCTTCGGGGATAACGGAGAAAAATACGATGAACATAGAACTAACTTACAGAGGTGTAAAATACGTTAAAGCAGTACAACCTGCGAGTGGTGTAAAGAAAACCTCTAAGTAACCTACCAGCGCACAGGCAACTGTGCGTTGTTTTTAAACGTCTACCGAGAGGAGACACAGAACGTGCCGAAAGGGCGTACGGAGATATAAAATGACTACTACACAGCAGTTATCAATGGCAGACCTGCCGAAATTTTTTCTAGGGTTTGACCGAATGCATGACCAGTTCCTTAATAATACTTTTGACAATGGCTACCCACGATATAATATTGTAAAGACCGGTGAAACAGGTTACTTAATTGAACTTGCTATACCAGGTTGGGACAAGGAAGATGTTGAAATTAGCCTACACAAGAACGTATTACAGATTCAGGGCAAGCGTAAGCAACAGTCACCAAGTGATGAAGTATATCTTCATAAAGGCTTGAGTGGTAAATGCTTTACACGAACCTTCAAAGTTGGAGAGTACATTGAGTTAGACAAAGCATTCATGGAGCGAGGTCTCCTATGTATCAGTCTAAAGCAACACATTCCAGAATCTGAATTACCTAAATACGTTAATATAGATTAACAAGAGTCAAAAATTATAGGAGAACTTGAATGCGATTTCGAGAGAACGAGCGTGTGTGTCTACTGTGCAACATTATTAGTGCAATAGTAGCTTTCACACTACCAATACCAGTGATTTATTTCGCCAGTTTACAATACGGAATTTAATAAGGAGATCCCATGAATAGAGAACAAGTTCAAAGCCAGTTAGCAATAGATGAAGGTATAGTACACGCAGTATACCTAGACCATTTGGGGTATCCAACCTTCGGGATCGGACACCTCATTTTAGATGATGATCCAGAGTTCGGATTAGATGTTGATACACCCATATCCGAAGAGCGTGTTACAGAAGCCTTTCAAGCAGACTTAGATATTGCGATTAGCGAGTGTCAAGCTCTCTATGACCAATGGGACGGCTTTCCAGGGGAAGTACAAGAGATACTAGTCAATATGATGTTTAATCTTGGACGAACCCGCTTATCTAAATTTAAGAACATGAGAACAGCAATCGATAACGAGGACTGGGCTACTGCAGCAGTGGAAGGACGTGATTCACGTTGGTTCCGCCAAGTAGGTAATAGAGCAGAACGACTTATGGAGCGCCTAGAAAATGTCTAAAGTACTATTAGGCGTAATCGGAGCTATGGCAGTTTCCGGTTACGCCTTTTATTACCTCAGCGTAGTACCTCTAAAAGTAGAAAACAAAGAGTTGTTTGAAGAGAATACTGCTCTTGACCTTGCCGTAAAAGAACAAGTAGAGACTATACGCAGAATTGAGGAAAACATTAAGAAAACTCAAGAGAGTCTAAATACTCTCACAAAAAAGAATCAACAGTACGAACAGGAACAGGCAGAGTATCTCGATATATTTCGTAGACACAGCTTAGCCAAACTTGCTAGTGCGAAACCCGGACTCGTAGAAAAACGAGTTAATAACGGAACTCAGGAGGTATTTAATGCGATTGAAGCAGATAGTAAGCGCATTAGCAATCTTAACAATTAGTGGTTGTTCTCTCTTCCCTCAAGAAGCTAGGGAAGTAGAAATTATCACAAAACCTGTGCAGATAAACATCACACAGCCTACCCTACCACGACCTGTCGAGTTAAAAGAGCCTCGATGGTATGTCGTATCAGATAAAAAGATAGCAAACGAAGATCGTACCTATCTTGACAAATTCATAGAAGATATTAAAAAGAAACATGGCGGAGACATTGTATTTGTAGCCATGAGTGTTGCCGACTACGAACTAATGGCTTACAACACACAAGAACTTAAAAGGTATATAAATCAGTTAGGCGAAGTAATTGTGTACTATAGAAATGTAACCATCAATGAGGAACCTGCGGGTGCGATAGGAATTAACGTTGAATGAGCTGTTTCATAGAAAACAAGAACCAGAGGAAGTAGCAAGGGATATTATAAAATTTAAATTCTTAACTCCCGAAGGTTGTAGAATAGTTCTTAAAGCCCTCAAAGTTATAGGAGGTTGGAAACCTTGGAAGCATGATCCCGTATACTACACACAGGATATTGTTGTAAAGGACGAACTGCCTGACCTCTATAATATGCTTAATACAAAAATACAGAATGATATTTACCCAAAGGTCGCAGAGTATTATGGGATTGATACATATTTTGAAATACACAAAATGTTCGCAATCAGATACAGCCTAGATACACAAAAAAGTCTGGGACTGCACCACGATGAAAGCTATATTAGTGCTAGTGTTAAATTAAATGATGATTATGAAGGAGGCATTCTTAAGTTTCCTCGACAAGAGTACGATAATAGTGGTATAGATATTGGGGATATTATACTATGGCCCGGCGACCTAACACACCCCCATAGATGCACAGAACTTAAATCAAATGAAAAACACGCACTAACAATTTGGAGCAGGGCTTGTACAAATTAATCAGAGAAGCACTAAACAACGAAGAGTCTTTCTCTCTTGTCGAATACACACTAAGAAACTATCCCAGCGAGCTCTCGCCTGACAAACTGACTAGGGCGCACAAAAAAATATATGATATAGTGGCAGAGAGCTACGACTTAAAAGATTGTGTCCTTGTAGAGCAGTGGCATAATGATCCCAACTATACTTTTTACCCTATAGAGCATATAGATAAAGACGAAGGCTTGTGGAGAGAAAAAGAAGAAGTTAGTCTACCTATATGTAGCGCAATAGTCTATATACTCATAAAAGATTTAGAGGGTGCAAACCTAGAGATTAGCAAGGACGGTATTCCTATAAAACCCAAAGAGAGACCGGTGTTTAAAAATATAGATACAGTAGTTCCAGAACAAGGTTCAATAGTTTTACTTGATCCAGGGGTGTGGCATCAAGTATCTAACTATGAGAAAGGTAGAAGGGTTACACTAATACTAAACTTCTGGGACAAACCTTTATATAGTTCTTGACAAGTTCCTCACAATTTAGTATAATAGTTGTCTAAATTTACGGAGAATACCATTGAATTTATTTTACCTTGACCAAGACCTCGACAAATGTGCAGAGTATCATGTTGACAAACATATTGTCAAGATGCCTCTCGAAGTAGCACAACTACTCTGCACAGCGATCTGGGTCGATAGACATCTAGGTTTCATACCTCGCGCTCTTGAGAAAGATGAGCGAGATCATTTGAATGCCTTGAAGAAAGAAATCAAGCATCTTCCACCAGAAGAGCGACCACTCACACCATATCTACCTATGATGTACAACCACCCTTGCACAATCTGGGTGCGTTCATCATTAGATAATTTTGAGTGGACTCACTGCTATGGTAATGCTTTGAATGAAGAGTATCGTTATCGCTATGGCAAAGACCACAAGTCGATTGCACAAGTAGTAAATAAACTACCTGAGCCAGTGAATATGCCTCGTAAGGGCTTCACTACTTTCGGTCTTGCTATGCCTGACGAGTTGAAAGACTATGACAATCCAATCCAGTCGTATCGTGATTACTATCACCTCGACAAGGGTACGTTTGCAGAGTGGAAGTATCGAGAAAGACCGCCCTGGTGGAGCGATGACTATGCAGACTACGAGAAACGGATCACAGCCAAGTAATGAAACTAAAAAATATAGCACCAAGCGGAGAGATGCCAGTGTGGGTAGCAGAAGATCACGAAGAACAAAGACCGTTAGAGCGGCAAGAAGGTGGATCGCATTACGATCTGCCTATACAACCATTAGAGTATATACACGCAAATGGTTTAGGATACATCGAAGGAAACATAATAAAGTATGCGACTCGGCACAAAGCTAAGAACGGTGCAGAGGACATAAAGAAAATTATACATTATTGCGAATTATTATTGGAGTTAGAATATGGCACGAAAGATAGTAAAGAAGAAGGACTACGAGAACTTATCGAATCAAAATATCGAGAAGGTAATCGGTCTTCTAAACCCCAGTTCTTCTCAGAAACCTATAACCAAGAAGGAAGCGTGTGATATTCTGAACATAGCCTATAATACTACTAGGCTAAATAAGAT